AAAAACTCTTCCAGCAAATGTCGCATTACCCGATTGAGTTGTTGTCCCACTAATTGTGGAGTTTCCAAAGACTCTCATGCTACCAGCAACTGCTAGGTTTTTAGCAACTCCAAGACCACCATTAAGTCTAACAGCACCATCAGCAGTGTAAGATACTCCAGATATAGTCTGATCAGTTGTATTTGTCAGTGAAGTAACACCTGTCACACCGAGAGTGCTATTGATTTGAGTTGCACTGGTGATAGTTGCAGTACCTGCAATAGTTGTATTACCAGAAGAAGAATCTACAACAAATTTATCAACTGCAGATCCATTTCGAATCTTAAAGAATTCAGTAGAAGCACTATCAGATCCAACGATTGTTACATTCTTATTAAATGTTGAGTTATCAGTTACGGTAAAGGTGCCAGATGCACTTGTGTTACCAGTTTGAGCATCAACTGAGAATGTCGTTGCTCCAGCAAGTCCATTCTTAACAAATAAATCATTTCCGTGATTTGTTATACCGTAAATATCAGTTTGTCCAGTTTGTCCATATACACGGAAAATAACCAAGTCACTACCTGCCTGACTTCCTGGAGTATAATTTGTATTATGTCTTACTTGTAAATCCCCACCGACATATAAATCATCTCTAATGACAGCGCCACCACGACAGAATATTGAGGAAAACCAATCATTAAGATAAGTTGGAGTTGCAGTATCGTAGAAGTTTACGTCATCAAAGAATGTTTCTTTATTGTAGTGGTTTACTTCTCCCGCAATTCCACCACCAGTTGAAGTACCAAAATCGACTGATCCAAATACTTTTAAATTTTCACCAACAATCAAGCTTTTTGCAATATCAACGCCACCAGAAACTAATAGAGCCCCTGGATGTGAGGCCATCGATGAATATGTCGTGCCAGAGGTGATTGATCCTGCAAAATTGGCATCAGTGGTATTACTTAATGTTGTAATACCACTAACTGCCAATGTTGAAGATAGAGTTGTGCCTTGACTAACTCTAAGTTGCTTAGCAATACCTACACCACCAGAAGTGATAATAGATCCTGTTGTGGTTGAAGTTGAATCTGTAGTATCTGTAGTAACGATTTGCCCAACTGTATCAATTTTACCAGAGCTCGCAGTAACAGCAAATTTATATGGTGAATTACCATCAGTATCAATTACAAGATTATTTTTAAATACTGATAATCCGTTATGTGTGGTTGTACCATCAATATCTAATGTGCCATATACTTTTACATTTCCACCAATAACCATAGAGCTTGCAATTGAAGCTCCTCCATCTACCTTTAATGCACCATAAGTTACTAGTGATCCATAGGCTGTACCTGCTAAAGCATTAGTAATATTGGTATTGGTAGTATTTTGAATATTGACTATGGATGCGGATTGGGTTGTTAGATTACCAGTAAGTGTTGTTGCACCAGTAACTCCAAGAGTGCCATTAAAACTTCCATTGCCTGTAGTTGATTGGAATTCAATTTTTGTTGTCCCTACTCCATCCTTTAATTGTAGAGTCTTAGATGCGCCTTGTAATACAAAATTGTCATCGAAACGAGAAGTACTACGCACTCTTAATGTGCTAGTAATATCTGTTAGACCTCCAATAAATACATCGTTACTTACACCAATACCACCAGTAACTACTAACGTGCCAGTAGTTGCCGATGTTGAATTGGTGCCAGTGGTTAACTTGAGATTGCCTGCTAATAGACCAGCATTGGTGCCAGAAAATACTTCGGAAGTATTTGTAGCATCGAAATAGAAGGCGAATCCACCGACATGACCCGCGAGATCAGTATACGAATCATCGTAACCATAGAATCCAAGTTTTGCTGCACTATCATAATATCTAAAACTGACACCTCTATCAAGATTATCATCAGAAGTTGGAGCAGTATCACCACCAAGAGTGATAATTGGATCGTCCACTTGCAATGTGGTAGAGTTAACCGTCGTTGTGGTGCCGTCAACCTGTAAATTGCCCCAAACTCTGACGGTGCCAGTAACGGCACGATCATCACCAGGATCCAAGTTGAGGGTCGCATTAGTTGTAGCAATATAGTTATCTTGGAAACGATAATCTTCAACATGAATTTTACCTGTAGATTCACTTGCTTGAATACTAACAACATCTTCAGCATTTAGATTTAATGTGCTTGTACCAGCACCAGAATTGCTGACAGAAAGGGTTACAGATCTAGCAGATGCACTAGCTTGAGTGCTAGTAATTGTTAGATTTCCGTCGCCAGTTTTATTAATTGTCTGTGCTGTAGTTGCATCTAATGTAATATCTGCGTGTCCGAAAAAACTTCTGACATTAATGTCAACTTCTCCAGATCCACTATTACCAGTATTATTGGCGCTAAACAGTAAACTGCCTGCGGTGTTATTAACTTTGAGATAATTTAAATAATTAAATCCTTTATATGCAGTAGATGCTGTTAATTCTTGATCTAATTCAAAATCTTCTTTTGTATTAGTATCAGAGAAAGAAATTCTATTATTTTGTAGTTGAGTATTATCTACACCAAGTGCAGCAATTGTAACATGGCCATTTGAATCTACATCAAAATCTTCCTGTGCAAACGAGGCCAATCCTTTCTGTTCGGTTGCCGCAGCCGCGAGATATCTCCACCCTCCAGCATCGCTGGCATTAGTATGAGTAGGAGCACCAGCGCCCGCAGCGATTGCTCTAATTGCTTGGTAGACATTACCGCCATTTTTGATGATGTCGTATCTTGAATAAGTTGTCCCAGCATTATACGAATTATACTTTGCGCCTTCGGTTGCGGTTGCAATAGGAAGATTGGTAGATGAAGTTAAACGTCCAAATGTGTCAACAGTATATTTTACTGTATTTACAGTTTGTGTGCCAAATGGTTCATTATTTGATCCAACTGCAGATACTGAATTTAAATTTTCAGTATTGTAATCACCCGTTACAACAGTTGTTGTAATCAAATCGATGGTTGGGTTACCAGATAAACCAGCACCTTGGGTAACAGCAATTCTTCCTCCAGTACCAGTAATTGTCCTGGTAGACATTGCACCACCACTGGTTCTTGAAATAATGCCCGTTGTGCTTAGAGCGGAAATTGCAGCAAGATCTAAATCATATGGTTGTGCTGATTGCCCCTCAACATTACCATTCAATCCATATTCAGAAAGAGTCGTTGGACTTGAAGCATTTATGACTCTTCCTTTAGCATCGACAGTTACCTTTGTATAAGTACCAGATGAAGTGCTAGTGGCATCATAGTGAGGTAATGAAGATATTAATTGTAATGCAGCATTAATATTTAAGTTTGCTGATCCATCAAAGTTTCCCGCACCAGTCAAATCCTGTGATAGTTGAATTTGGCGAGTAGATGCTAATCTTGTGGCAGTAGAAGCATTACCAATAATGGTTGCAGTAATAATACCAGCAGAGAAGTTTCCATCAGCATCTCTTGCCACCATAGTATTTGGTGTATTAGATACAGACTCGATAGGTCTCTCATATTTTAGAGAGTTCCATGCAGTAACACCGTCTCCTATTTTTAAGCGACCTGTATCTAGCTCAATCCCCACTTCACCTTGAGCAAGAGTTGGGTTAACGTTTGCCCACTCCTGAGCACCACCTCTCCTTAATTGAATTCTATTTGCCATTTTTTAAGACAACCTGTGTATTTAATGCTTCTTTGTTATTTATGTCAAATAAAAAAGAGGGGGGAAATAAATCCCCCCTTGAATCATTCTTCTGTATCAGTTTCGGCAGATTCTTCAGATTCTTCCTCTTCCGATTTTTCTTCCGAATAATATTGCAATGTTTCAATTGCTCCTTGTAGTTTTAGAGCAGTTACTTCATTATCTTTGATCTTAGATGCAAGTTGCTGATTCTCTTCTAGCAGCGCAGTATAGCGTTGTTTAAATTGAGTCAACATTTCTTCTTGAGAAACTTTTTCAATTGTCATAATTGTTACTCTGATTTTTTACTAACGTCAGTAATAATGCCTTAATAGCATCCATATCCGATTTTAACTCAGAAACATCATCTTGTAAAGCTTGTTGTTTCTTACGATCGTCTACACGGCGGTTATACGCCGCCATATATTTATCATATTCAGATTCATTTGCATTGATGATGGCATTTGATTCTGGATCTCTATACCATCCATCTTTCCCATCTACGGGAATTAATTTTCTAGTATTCATAAATTATGTAGCAAGAGCAATTGCACGGAGGTCAGCGATTAGAGGCACTTTTGCTTGATTGCTTGACCTCATCACAATTTTGATTTGGAATGCGTTGAAATTCAATCCAGTAACTTCATAATAATAGTCTTTCCAAAGAATTTCTTCTGATGGTGACGCATCATACTGTTTTGGTAATCCAACTAAAGTCCATCCAATAGAGTCTATGTCGTCATTGGTGCCGTTGTCAAATGCTTTGTAGTATACTCTAACGGAAGCTTCTGGTGGACGAGACATTTGGAAATCAATTCTAATCGTCTTAGAATTCTTAATAAGTCTTGCAAGACGTGTAATATAAACAGCATCATTCTGATCACCTGTTGGCAATGTTGATACATCTTGTGATACATCAATCTTTCCTGCTTGTCCATATGGTTCGGGACCACCTGGCCATTCGTTGATACGATTTGTTGTGCAAATTAATGAGCAACGATCCATGTCAACAACAGGACTCAATTTATCATTTTCGGTACTCATATCTAAGAGCATTGTAAATGATTTTGCTCCACCTAATTTTGCTTCCTCATTAATCTCAGAGCAAATCATCCTAGGATCAGAAAAGAAGTTTAGATCATTTAAAGTTACTGGCTCATATGTACCATCATTTACAAATGAGTCTTGATCGATTCCTAAAGATCCTCCTTCTCCTCCACCATTGCCAACAGAAGTTGCGCTTGTAGTATTTACTCTAGCTGTAATATCGGTATCAGGTAACTTCATTATATTTACTGTTGGTGTAAGAGTTTCAAACTGCACATTCTGAGATGCAATGACAGATTCTCCTCCAGCACGAATACCGTTATTTGCAACAGCATCAACAGATAACATATAAGTATCCATCCATGGGCATTGAATACCTTCATGCACTTTATTGATATTCGTTAATGGAATTCCATCTAAAGTGTAACATTGGACAACATCATCTACTGAATGTGTGGCAGCATCTGTTTCCATCGCTCCTCTACCATTAGTCGCAACAGTAATTGTTGCCCCATCTCCAGAAATAGCACTATAAAGAATAATCTCATCACCAATCTTTAGATATCCTGGATTTGCATTACTGATTGCCTGACCATTAACAATGGTATGGAAATCGACGGCAGTATTTACAGATATTGAAGTTGCAGTAGCAGTCAGTGAATTTGTTAAGTATGTTGGTGAAACTTCAGATAAAACTCCTTCGATACTAACATGATTTGTACGCTGGTGCATACAATGATTGTTGTGAAGTATCAGAATTTCTTTCTCATCTGATGAGTATGAAGGTGCTAATGATAAATAAACTCCTTTAGAATCACCACTGTAGGTAACGGCAGAAACAGTTGCTGTTGCGCCACCTGTGTTAGAAATTTGCTCAGTCGCTGTAAATGCTCCAGTAATATAATTTAAAGTTAGACTCGTGCCACTAACTGCTGTAACGATACCAACAGTTGTACTGGTGCCACCAGTAACAACATTCCCTACAGAGAATGTACCTACAACCGATGACATTGTAATATTTGCAATCGATTTAGATGATCTAACTCTAAATGTTGTGGAAGTGCCAGGGAGCCAATTACCAGAAACATCAGTAACTGTTAATGTATCTGGAGATGTAGTAGTATCAATTGAAACTACTGTGGCTGATGCGCCTGTTGTTTCTTGTAGTAAGTTTGCACCTTGACCAAAGGTATAATTTGCACCACTATCCAAAGTAAATACTAATTGTGGTTTACGAGTAGCAATTGGATTTGATTGCATAATTTTCAATCCACCATTACCTAATCCTTGTGGAGAATTATTAAGTGCAAGAGTACCAGTCAAAGATGTAAATTTAGCTCTGTTAATTATGAATTTTAAATCTTCATACTGATCTGCTGTCCAAGTAGAAGCGTTTTGTGACTTGAATAGGACACCTGCATATGGTTGCTCAGAGATTGTTCTTGTGCCACTAACTTCAATATCTCCCATTCTAGAAATCCACACTTTATATTCATTGGAGTCTGACAGCAATACAAAACAGTATTCTGTAGATGCTTTAATATAAACAGGAGATCTAAAAGTAAATCTAGTAGGAATTGCTGCTGTAGATGAGATATCTACGTCATTTGGTGTAATAGTAACATCAGAGAATGGTAGGATAGTTTTGGTTGGATATCCATTTTCCATGGTGCGGATTTGCATGGAAACTGGAATGTTTTTATCCTTTGATTGGAAATATATATCAACACTAGTTAAGAAAACTCCACCTTTCTCTTCAGTAATAAATGATTGTGCAAGAGGGTCATACCATCCAATTTGGCGCTCCTCAACTCTTGTTGATTGCACAACTCTCTCTTCACTTACAGTATCCTGCACAATTTCTGCATTTCTAATGGCAAGAATATTTTCTTGCACAACTTGTAATGTGCCAGAGGCGGAATAATTTGTTTGTGCCGAAGAAGTTGCCTCAGTAGTATTGTTTACCTCACTTGTGGTAAATCTGAATAATCTAATGCCAGTTGCCCAACGTGGATTTGCATCATTCTTTGGAGATGGAATAAAGAATGTGCCCTTAAGTGTACCAACGTTATCACTTAACAATCTACGGTCAGCAATAACTGCTCTAGCACCAGAAGATTGTCCAACTAAAATTTCACTAACTTGCATGTTTCCAAAATGATCTGGAGATACAGTCTTTGAAATAGAATCAATATCATGATTTAAGTATGGTGTTTGTGAGGAATATGTTTCTGGAAGAGTTTCTTCTCCTTTACCATATGGATTTGTTGTATAACCATCATTAGGTGCTACAACTTTCAAACGACAACCAGAAGTTTGACCAATTACAGTTTCTCCGACAACAAATGGAGTTTCATTTGTTCTGGCATCGGTAGATGAATTTTTGATCAATTCGATAACCTTTGGAGTTACATAATTTGAAATAGATACACCATCAAAGTATGGATAGAATCTTGTGCGTGGTTTTACTCTCTCTACTGAGAATCCAATATTTCTGGATCTAATCCAAGGAATATTGGATCTAGACAATACTGTATCACCTAAAGACTTTCTTTCAATTTTAGGCACAATTCTTGATCGGACACCTTGACGTGCTTGGTTATTTACAACTCTGAATGTTGTGCGCTCGTGAAGATAGAATAGTCCTTGCTGTCTCTGTCCGTGACCAGCTCTACCTAACTGGCGGCCAATGCCATATGTTCCAGATTGTGATGTATGTTGGCTTGATGATTCTATACTCTCACCAGTCCAAGTTGTTTGCCAAGATCCCCATTGAATAGGTGCAAATCCATTTTGATCGACTTGCATATCTCTAGCAACAGCAGAAAAATCTCCCTCAACGTTTTCCACACGAGCAGGCATACGCTCGGTATCCAACCAATCATCAGATGCTGGTGTTAAATCGACTCTTCCAATAAATGTAAATACGTTAAATGGGTTAATATTTTCAGTACGTGACGCATATGGTTGCTTAATTAATTCAACTTCTGTATACGGAAGCATCGCAATGTTTCCACGAGTTAATACAACATTTGAAGATGCGGAAAGATTTGTTACTAATGCGACATTAGTCGTATAGTGTTGGGGACGTAATTGACCTTCTTTAAAATCTAAAGAGCACTTGTAATCTGGATGGAACACGGCACCAAGAGTGTGATCTGTAAAATCATCAACGACATATCCATTTTTTAATCTATCAAATCCATTTTCATCATATACCTTAGTGTTGTCAGTCTGAGACTCTAATAAAGATAAAGAAGTATAATATTCTACGTGAGTTAGACGAGTTTCCAAATCACCAATATCTTTCATAGTGTAACGACGAATAATTTCCTGTGTTATCAGACAATCCCTTTCTGGATCAAACATAAATGGCTTATATTCGATCGTCGCTAATAACATAGCATTCTCAATCTTTTGTGGAGGAATTAAGTATTTTCCAGATACACCCTTCACAACCTTTAATTGTGCATCATGAGTTAGATATAATTTATCAACTCTTGGTAGATACCAAGAATAATCAGATCTAAATGAAGAATCAACCTGCATAATATCAAAAATTGTTGATGCACCAGCGCCGCCAGTTGTATTGTATACTCTTGAATTAAAATCAAAAGTGCTACAATTCACAAAGTATGGGGCAGAAATTGTACCCGATCCAGATGCCAATTCTTTAACTCCAGGACGGAAGTCCAATTGGTCTCTTAAGAAGTTAATAGATCCATCAATTTTATATGTTGGAATTGCTTTATATGGAATTCCAGTATAAGATTCTGCGGAGAAGTAATCTCCAGACGATTCGTGTGCAAAATAATCAAAGATGACTAATAATCTTCTTGTTGGAGCAATGCTGGATGGAAGTCTAGTTAACTTTGAAACATCATAGTAATTAGTTCTTTGTCCTGGTTCTAAACGATATCTATCAGTTACTAACTTACTGCCAGCAAATACCGTATTTTCCCCATCATCAACAATTGCCGTGATTGCATCTCCAGTTGCATTAAATCCTTGTAGAATTTCTCCAGGTATAAAATTAATTTCATTTAAAATTACATAATATAGTTTAAGATTGGTGTTTAAGAAAGAAATTACCCTTGCTCTAGCACCAGATGTTTTTCCAATAACAATGGTGTTATTTGCAAAAAACACAGATTCAGTTAATACTACATATGGCGGTGAAGCATCGTTTTCATCTAAAGATTCATATATGGCATGAATGTTATAAACGTCATTCAATCCTAAAGAAATTTCAAGATCTTCTACTCTAGTGCCTGGTAGAGTACTATATGTTAGTCCAGTCAATTGGACATCTTTATCTGTTAGGGTCTTGATTACTTTTAGTGACTTTAATAAACCAGCAGTTTTAATTTTCCTTGAAGGAGTATTCTTAGATACCAGTGCAGTAAGAGATACTGTAGTAATATTTGGCAATCCAGTAATAGTAATAGATTGGTTTTGAGCACCAAAAGTTACCGTCAATACTCCAGAATCTGCCAATGCATCAATATCCATATTTGTGCCAACGGGATATGTTGCATTTGTACTGGCAACGACTGTTAGTATATAATTTTCTGAAGATAGTGAAGCAAATGATTCGGTATCTGGGAGAGTGAAAGTAATGGATCCACTACTAACAGTTTTATTAATAAAGTTTCTATAAACAAAGAAAGACTCATCAGAAATAGATTTCATTGCAACTTCTGGTAAGTCGAATGACAATTCTCCATTTTGATAATCTTTTTGGAAAATGAATGGGCGTAATCTAGTTACACTAGTACTTACAACGTCAGCAACTGTGCCAACAGCAAGAGTACTATCAAGTAAAGCAACTTGGTTTGCAAAGTCAAAGATGGTTGCAGATACTCCAGTGTGCTTATTTACTGCTGTGTAATTAATCGCAGTTTGATTAATTCTTCTTACTCGCACAGTATTTGTGCCGACAAAATCTGCGACACCAGCAGCCAAAACATCTCCTGGTCTAAGATCTTTTTCAAATCTGGTTTTAAAACCAGTAATATCGTCACTTACATCGACATCAACAGTATTACCTTCAATTAAGGTCGCTTCGTTAAGGACAACATTACAACCAAATTTTACAACATTGTTATTATTATATCCAAACATAGATTTGGTATCACCAAGTTGATAACTCCAAGCGGAGGTTAAACTGCCTCTCGCAATACCATCAATTTCTAATACTTCATTATTAACAAAAACACCACTTACTTGCTCTAAGTAGGCATAATGAGTATTGTTACCAGTATTTACAATATACCCAGTTGCTCCAGAAGTTCTACCTCTGATTAATTGACCAACAGTGAATGGTGTAACTGGGTTGGCAATGTTGATAACAGTCCACATCTGCACATCAAAGAAATATAAATCATATACTCCGCCAGCTGGGATACTATTAGCACCAAAATTAGAATTTAGTGCATTTGCTGATGACGATCTTCTAAGTTGTACAGTCCTACATCTACCAATTTGATTCGCGCCTACCTTTGGTGTAGATGTTACCGTTGGACTCCAATCATCATATAAGCGAAGAGTTTGATATGCATCAGAAATACCATCTCCAGTAATTTCTGGCCAACCATAAACTTGCCAAACTTTTAAGAAATTTCCGAGATTGAAGTTGAAAATACCATTATTGACAGTTTTATAATCTCTTGGTTTTTCAACATCAACATATTGTGGAGCAATAAACTCTGTCCTATATCCACGAATATATGCCTTTCCAGGTGCTACTTCAATAGATGCTAAATCTTCTGCCGCAGTATTTCCTTGCTGAGATTTTGTGCCAGGAGCGTTAACACCATTATTGAATCCATCGTCTAGATGCTCTCTAACCTTAACATCAAAACTATCAATTACATAATCTCCACTTTCTTCATAAGTCCTTCTTGCAAGAGATCTCTCTAATTCGCTATACTCTGTGCGATTTACAAAACTTTCTACACGACTTTTGTTTATTCTTAATAATTCAATAAAATCCTTATCTGCTTCATCACCAATTAATCTCTTTACAAAAGATGTTTTAATTTTAAATCTATGGGCACCAGGAGCAGAATAATTCGATGTACCAGCAGCATTATCATTTAATGTTTCATCATCTTCTGGAGTAACAATCGATTCAAAAATTTCAAGTCCAACTCTATATGATGGATTATTGCTATATTGTTCTAGAATAAGATATGAAGATGGGACATTAACAAAATGTCCTCTAATAAAATATACACCCTCATTAATATATGCAGAAGACGCTGTAGTAGTTGCATCAACTGGTAATAATTGGGCAAATGGAGTACCAACTTCAATCAGAGTTGATCCAAAAGTAATTTCAGCGTCACAAATTAATTGCTCATTTTCTTTAAAAGTCTTTTGAGTTGTTGTAGATGTAGTGTCTCCAGAATCAATATACTTCACATACAAAGTGAGATAGTCCTTTTCAGATTCTGATGCTGAAATACTATATAAAACCTTTGCCTTAACCCCAGTCGTTAATCCTTCAATGATAGTTCCAGTAATCTGCTCTCTATAAGTTTCGACTGTACTCCCTAAGAAAGATTCCTGTAGGAGAATCGCACCAACGTTTAGGTCGTATCCAACTTGACCAGGGATCACCATTGATCCTTCTTTGAAGAAGTGTTGACCCATCGACTCTACTTGATTTTGGAGAATCGATTGTGCAGTAGTTAATTCACGAGCCTGGATTGGAAATCCAGGGCGAAACAATACTCGATAAAAATTATCATTTTTATCGAAATCGTCGTAATAAGGAGTTACATTGAGGTTAGTATTCTGGGGCATCTTAAAACTCGATTACGATTTTGATATCTTCTATTTGGTCATTAGCGCGGCCGATAGCGCGTCTGTTATCTATATAGATAATTTGTCCAGTGTTGGATCTGATCTCTGGTTTTGCATATCCAGTATTAAATTTCATTCCCAAGTCATACTCTGTATTATTGATGGTTCTTGTAGAAGTATTGGGAACTGATGGGAAATTAACATCTGGTTGTCCAGCTGCACCAGAAGTAGCACCACTTACAACGTTTGATCCATCAAATTCATTCAGAGTACCAGTAACTTCTGGAAAAATACCATCAACAGAATTTTGATAGTATTTTAAAACCTTAGTAATTGGATTCCAAGAAATTACTCTTCCACGAGCAGTAACCGAGGTGCCCCCAACAACTCTATTTTGAGCAATAACTTCATCTGGAACGTAATTTCCTTGAAAAGTTGGAGAAAAAATTACAGCCCTTGTCCCAGATACTGTTAGATCTGCAATTAATTCATCAGTACCAAATTTTTTGGGATTAGTAACAAGACCAATTCTTCTGTAGTCATTATCAATTGGAAAATCTCCAGCACCTTCATCATAAGACAATTTACTATTCACCATCACACGATATGCACCCAATTCAACTGTTGAATCATATCCATGCCCATTTGGAGGAGGAATGATTACATCAACCTGTGATCCAGTTCCAGTGCCAATGCCAGCAATATTATCAATACCAATTTTACCAAAGGTATAATTAATACCACCTGAAGTTACCGTAGCAGAAATAATCTTACCACCATCAACAACAATAGAAGCTCGGCCGCCAGTACCATCTCCATTGATGGGGACATTATCATAAGTGCCATTATTATATCCAGATCCAGCAGAATTGATTACAACAGTATCAATTTCTCCACTAACTGCATTTGTTTTTACAGCATCATTTGTAAATACTGGCATGTAATCATTGGAGAAAAACTTCAAAACTGAAGCAACTGGAATTGTGTAAAGATACTTCCAACGATATCCATCTGCTGTTGTAATAACTGCTGTAGATGTGCCAGTTGGCTCAACGGTAGATGGTTTTCCATTTGGATCAGATGGTGAGGTGCCATTGTAAATGCACTTATAAACTTGATACTGAGAGTTTACAACGTAGAAATCCGAGTCATATAATTTTGTAGCACCAGAAGAAGCGGTTTTACTGGGAGAATAATCATGACGATACATGTCATAAGTATAACCCAAACCACCCGTTGTTTGCTCAGGTGGAGTCCAGTCGATTCTTCTAATAACTTGTATTGTGTCAGAAGATAAGACACGTTTCATTGAAATTAGATCATCATATGATCCAGAAAATTCTTGGAAAGAATCTACAGCTTGTGGGGGAACATTCTCATCATCCCATGGTTGAGGTCTGCCAATAAAAATGTATAAACGGTCTCTTGTTTCTCCTGCAGCGGCGTCTGTTTGAGTCGGAATAGGACCCTCCAGTGCTTTAATGAATTTTTTCGCAGAAAAAATTCTGAATTGATCAGTAAGTAATGCAGCCATTTGTTAGGTACAATTGTCCTCCTGTTTATTTATCAATATTATTGAGATTGAATTTCAGTTACATATTCAATACGTTTAATTCTATACGATGCACCACCATTACCAAGAATATTTTCACCTCCCAATACTGCTTGCAGTATAGCTCCATATCCAGTTGTATCAGATACATTATTGGTAACTGTAACTTCTGGTTTGTATTCTCCAATATTAGTGACATAACCATTTAATCCATATCCACCATTTACGATAGAAATGCTAGATATTTGATCTCCAGCTATAGTCATATTTGCTGTAGATGTTGCTTGAATGTCACCATTATTTTCAATGGTTATTGTAGGCGGCGCAGTATAGTTGAATCCTGGTTCTTGAATTATAACATCAACTAATGTGCCTCTATCCGAAAAACTATAAAAATATCCAGCAATTCCAATATTTGTATTACCAGTATTGAATGGTATTATATTTTGCACTTGTAGTAATCCAGTTGTGGTATTCCAAGAAACTACCGTTGCTTTCACACCAGACTCATCACCCGTAACAGTTTCATTAACAGTATAATTTTGTCCATTTCCAAAATTTCCATCCAAGTAAATATTAACAATAGCTGCATGGGAAATACCTTCACTTAACTGACCAGCTTCCACAATAGTTGCATATTTAAATGGAATTGCCGCGTCTTTAATTTGATCACCAACTTGGAATAGAGTGGTATTAGTACCTCCAAGTGTCTCTTCAATACCATACAAACTTGAATAGATTCCACCATCTAAACTAATCTGTCCAGCATAATCAGTGTTAGTATTAATTAAGTCTGGAATACCATCTCCAGCACCATCTAGTTCATCATCATCCTCAAATTTTTTATCAACCAGGACACTAATTGGAGAGGTTAGTAAAGTTATACTACTACCAACTTCAGTAATAACAGTATGTGGTAAAACTGCAAGGGGTGAGGAATCTGCTACTCCTGCATCAAATTGCACGATAGAATCTTCAGTCGATGGGATCCCCGCATCAATAAATGCCAGATCATCGACTTGGAATGTCACATATAATTCTTTTGTTTGTGGATTCCAATCATATACTTTCGCAGATTTACTAGTGGAGTTTTCAATTTTTCTTACAATTCTATCCCCAACATTATACTCATAAAGAGATTTTCCATTGGAATCATTTTGAGTATCGTCTAGGACAACACGTTGATCATATCTAAAATTAGTTCCTCTAGTAACACCAGTCAATTTCTGCCTACTCTTTGAGGAATATGTGATTATTTCATTATTCAAACGGATTGTGCCAGATCCAGGGAGAGAATTTGTCGAATTGACATAAATCGTTCCTTGACTTGAAGTAACCGACTGTAGGAGTCCAATAAGAAATGCAGATTTGGAATTAAAAGACTGACGAGTCCTAATCTTTCTCTTTAGAGAAACTAGTTTGGTAAATACAACTTGCGGTAGAGATATATATCCAACACCAGGATCTGTCACTGTAATTTCAGTTACTTTTCCCTGTGATACTGTTGCAATAGCTTTAGCGCCAATTCCTCCGCCTCCAGTGATTAGGACATATGGGGGATCTTGATAATATTCTCCAGGATCATTTACACTAATACTGGTAACTTTTCCAGTTGTATCTATTTTGGCACTACCTCTTGCCCCAGTACCATTTCCCCCACCTTCAAAAATGATTGTTGGGGGTGTGGCATAATTTTGCCCCCTATTCAACAAGGATAAACCAGTAACACTTTGGACAGCTGGTGTGACTTTAGCACCAGTTCCTTCTCCACCAAGCACTTGAGCTGTTGTTGATCCAAAATAGGCATCACCAGGACGTTTCATAGTGATGTAATCAACACCACCAGTGTCATCAAGAATTACTTTTGCTGCTGCACCATTAGCAAATTCCACTGGTAAATTGGTAACCTCATCACCTTCAAATATAGGTGCCCCATAAAATTTTGGTCCTATATTATAGGGATATGTTGGATCTCCAGATACATTCTCAGTTAGAAAGTAAGCATATGTTCCATTTGGATATTCTGGTGTTGGACCATATTTACCGTTGAATTCATCCAAATCTCCAACAGTAGCATCAAAAATATAGTCTTCAACAAAGTCACCTAAAGCATATCCTTCTTGAACTGAGCGTAATCCCAGACCAGGAGTAGTATATGCAAAAATATATAATACAGATGAAGAATCTACAGTTGGTATAATCTGAATTTTTCTTACAGATGCTCCATTAAATCCAGATAGATATTGGGAATATGTAACTTCATCTCCATCTAGATAATATACAATTCCATCAGTATATAGATAGTCTAAATTTCCTATTATTGGTGGAGATCCAACATGCCACCCATCTTCAGTAGTAGAAAATAGTAAAAACTCACTATCGTTTGATGAATCACTTTGATCAAAAGTATATGTTGCACCTCGATCTAAAGTAATAAATTCTAATAAATCTCCATCAATATAAAAACGATTATTGGAAACTGTTACTTCATACTCAATATCAAGTAAATCATTGGATATTCTTGGTCTAGTAGCAAATACTTCCAAACCTACTCTAAATCTATACGATGGAGATAATTTTTTAATTACTCCAGATTCGTCTCGTCCCCATGGACCGTATATTGGATATCCATCAAAAGACATTCCCACAATTTTAGAATGTCCATCTGGATGTCTTGAATAGTCTGGCGATAAATTGGAGATATAGTATGTTGATACATAATAATCATTAATTATTGGACTAGTGTCTGGATCTGGGTCCAATGACATATAACCTTCATCACCAGTATATCCAGACATATATGGATGATGTGCACAGTAATAGTAAACTGGTCCCGTTTCACCAGCAACCATTGTGAAAATTGGTTTAAAAGTTTGCTCATAATCAGCAACGGGAACACCATCAGGATTAGTCGTATATACTTCTCCTGGAATTGGATTATTTGGACCTTCTGGAGTTTTACTAAACTCCATTGGATGACCACTATGATGATCATCATGATGATCTCCTGTGTCTTGTGCATTAGATGGATGACTTTGATTCCAAATTATCTGGTAACCAGACTTTAGTTTGATGTCTGATGGTGCAAGATAGAACTTATTGTTTTCAAAATTACCAAATTCTTCAGCTTCATCTTGAAAATTTATATAAAATAATCCTTCTGGAAAAGCAATTGGATGATCAGAAATTTTGAAAAAGAATCCATTAATACCACGGGCACTATCATTTTTTAAAAATATACCCTGTACATTTCTTAAATATAATCTAATTATTTGATTTTGATTATTTTTGATAATTTTAGCAACTTCAGCACTTGCATTTTTGCCGACAAGATTAAATGTGCTACCAATTGAAATTGCACCAACACTCTGATCAACGTTAGTTACACTGACCATAATGTTATCGAATTCTACTTTTATCAACCACTCAAAAGGTTGAATGAATCCATTTTCAAAAACACCATTAGTTTCTCTAAATTGAGTTATTAATTTACTGCTTTGATGAAAATATGTTTGATCTTCTATAACACCGTCATATTCATCTTGAGTGAGGAGATAGTTATGCTTTACAGTATCAACATTAAAGTTGACTGGAGTATCACCAAAACTTCCAAAATTTGGTGTGTGTAGTAAAACTCCATTTGCTAAAATGCCTACGGATTTATCTCTTTGGTCTAATCGATCATCTGGATTGGATGGTACATTTTTCCCACCTCTATAAATGAAAGTTTGATTAAATTCTCTATCTTCTAATACTCTATCATCTTCATCGTTTGATCTTTGAGCACCATCAGCAATATCGGCTGGTTTAGGATCATTATCACTTAAAATGGTTAGTCTATCTGTCAATTTTTGATCGACTTCATCAAACTCTGCAGATGTTATAGAATTTGGATGTGATTGCCATATGCGATTAATATCAAAAGTATTAACAACATCTGGTGTATCTGAAAGTGGGGTAATAACTATTCTTAATGGATCATACCCCAACCCAGATTCCAATACTCGCACATGAGTAATTTTTCCAGAATCTGCATCTATAATTGGATACAAAACAGCTTCTTCAATAGGCACTCCACATCCAGTGATGGTCAATTTTGGTGGATCTAATGGATCATATTCCGATCCGCCATCCACAATTTTAATGGATTTTACACCAAATACTTCATTGAAGATTGGCTCAATTACAGCTCCAGATCCAGGTATAACTCTTGCCATTTATATTATATTATTGTACTACGTTGATTGTGCCATTCATCAATGAATGAATAGTGCATTGATAATATAGAGTTGCTGGTGAATCCATTGGCACAGTCCAGTATAAAACATTCGTGCCAGATCCAGATTGCCCCGTTGTATATGGCACTCCATTTAAACCTTGAGTTGACTGTATTCTAAATGGATGTGCGCCACCATTTGTAGAATTATCAAATGCATAGGTAAATCCTCTATGTACATAAATTGTTGGATCCTCCGTTGGCGCAGAAAATCCTGGTCCACTAAAAGTGTAATGATTGCTTAGTGATGCTGATAAGTCCCACCAAATCATTGGACTACGACTTACAACCCAATCAGTCCCATTCCAATATAAATTGTCTCCTTGAGCAGGAGTTGTAATAGCAACATCATTTAGAGAATTAAATGTAGAAATAATAGTGCCATCAAAATTGATTGTTAACGTATCACCACTGATTATGGTTGCAATACTAGTGCCGCCAGTAATCGTTAGTGTATCAGTTGGAGTATTAGCAGTTGTAGATCCGCTATCTGCAGCAACAGTTGCAAATACATTAACAGAACCAACACCAGCATTATCAGCGGCGGGAGCCCAATTACTGCCACTCCATTTTAAAACTTGGCCAGTAGTAGGTGCGGCCGTGACAGTATCAACATCTTTAAGAAGATTGATACTTGAATATTCTGTTAAAACTTTAGCTTTTACATTTCCAACGCCACCACTAGTAATATTAATGTTTACATATGGATTATCGTCCCCACTAACTGTATAAAAGTATCCCCTATAAGCAACACCTGTTCCTGTTGCTGGTGGAGCAGCTGCTAGTGATGCGTATTCGTTTCTATATTTTACCTTTGTTGGAAAATCAATTATTGCACCAGTGGTGCCACCAAAAGAGCTTGTTACACCTCCGTGTATAATTGATAATCCACCAGTACCAGCTGGATCGATGGTAACACTATTATTTCCAGTGGATGTAATTAATCTATTATTAGTATCTAAGTTTGCAGTCAATTGGGAAAAATCGGTTGCAACAAATGAAGATCCATTATATCTCAATACTTGACCAGTAGCTGCACTAGTAACGCTCACCTGTAAGGTTGATCCATTTCCAAGAGCAGTATACAATTCGTCAAAGTTTGAATTCCATTTAGAAGCACCAGCACGAAGAGTATCTCCAGTGTTGTCATTTGCTGTAGTGCCAATACCAACTAGTTGCTTAGCCATTGATTTTAAACTTTTTAGTTATTTATGGTGTTTAAATTTATCTAATTTCTGGTGGATAATCATTTGGATCTGGTGAAACCCAATCATCATCTACCAGAGTTTCGATCACAACGGATGGATTTTGATATCCAGTCCCAGATTCAACAACAGATATACCAGAAACACCAACCAGTGCTTTAATCTCTGCTTCAAATCCAGTGATAGAATCGATTCTAACTGTTGGTCTAGAAGTGTAACCAGATCCACCAGCAGTTATAGTTGCATTGGAAATATATCCAGAAGTTAAATTACATGTAGCTTGAGCACCCTTACCAAATATAGATCCAAGATAATCAAATGTTATCAAAGAGTTTGATGATTCAATAACTGCAACTTCTCTGTCTGTAGTTTCTCCTTGGATACTGATAAAATCTCCAGCCTCAATAGGTGGTACAACTTCTGCAGCATCCACATCAGCTTCAGATCCAACATAAGAGAATGCAACAAAAGTAGATCCAACACGAGGTATTTCTGTAAAGATGATTCTAGAACCAACAATTTCAAATCCAACTCCAGGTTCTTGAATAACACCATTAACTGAAACTATAATATTATTTTCTGGTTTAATAGAAGTTGATTGGATACCTTCGGTAAGAGTTAGTGAATAGAAAATTCCATTTCTCTTCAAGTTAAACGATTGTCTCAATGAATCAAATTCTGAAGAAATATCATCTAACTGTCTCAACTTACCCACATAGAATCCCGTGAAGGAGGATCCCAATGATGGGGGCTCGGTAAACTGTATTTTATCGGAAAATGCAGTAAATGCATTTGTTGCTCCAGGTGGTTGCAATGTGCCATTAATGAATATTAAGAGATGCCCAGCAGGATCTGGGAAGTATTGCTCACCATTACCAAATGTTAGATCAAATGTAGTTTGCACTCCATCAAATCCTCTAGTTGCACGTTTGACCCTACCCTTGACTTCTATACGATCTAAAATACCAGCAACATAATTTCTAGCAATTATACCATCTCTAAGTGTGATTTCTCCAATTACATTCGATAGGAATAATCTTTGACTTGTGCCAATTGTAATAATATTTTCCACTAGCGCAGATCCAGTTGCAGGATTTACAACAACTGTAGAAATTGATGCTTGTCCAATAGCAAAATTTTGAAGACCATAATACACAATAGTATCACCATTTGATAGTGATCCATTTATAGGATAAATGTAAAGATAGTTATTAATCAAATCAACTTCTGTGATTAGAGCAGTATTATTAATATCCTGCACTCCATTTGTAAGTTTATAGATTATTCCACCTTCAGCAAATTCATTCAGCGTACCAGTTATGTTGATACCGATTCTATTATGACCATTTGAAATTATTCTGTCTCCAACTTCTATAGAAGTACCAGAAATATAAGCAGTATCAATATATAATCTTGTATTTTCTGCGTAAACAACGGCAGTTTTTTCAAATTCTCCAACTAAAGATTCTGTATCAACTTCAATTCTACCACCAGTATTATCTAAGGCAGCGGCTTCATTTCTATTTAAATTAACAACTTGTGCAGTTGCATTTGAAGTATAACCTTCAAATATCTGACCATCTTCAAAATCACCCAGTAACTCAATAATGTGTAATCTATTTTCAATTTGATCCATTGAGCAAGTTGTGCCATTTTCATCACCAACTAAAATACTACCAATTGTAAATGGTAATGTACCAGTTGATATAACATCAATATACGAAATATCATTATCATCGGTGTGGAATCCATATACAACACCAAATACTGTTGAGGTTGCTCCTTGTTTTCTAACAATTTCATTCATTGTAAATGGACCATCTTCAATGTCACCATCAATTCTGAATCTTTGATATACTTTGGCAATTTTTGCCTCATTTAAGGAAATTGCTCCAATTTCAGCATAATTATTTGCAGATAATGCATAAACGTTATCTCCACCAACCACTTCGCCACCAAGAGGTACTGTAATATCTCTAATTCCATAAGTCGAATTTGGCACATCAATTCCACTAATAGAATTAATATTAGTATAGTAATCACTATCAGAAAGTTGATTGACAATTATTGATATGCAATTTCTAACTATTCTATGAATTGAATATGAATCATAGTAAGATAACCAACCAGCATTTGTATAGGATAAGAATCCAGCAAATGTTGAAGGAGATGGTAGATTTTGAAGAAGTGTATTTAGCGATAGATCCTCAAGGAGCGTCAATGCATACTTTTTAATATTATATTCTTTATTTACAAATAATTTTTGACCAGACACTGCCTGATAACCATCAACTGCATTGATATTAATCTTAGATCCCCAAATAAAGAATCCACTTGTAGTATTTCCTGCAAAGCTCAAACTACCAGCAGGGTTTTTAAACGCAATGTGTGCTCTAATATTACTATATCCATAAGGAATAGATGCCGTTATATAAATTCTATACCATCCATTTCCATATGGAAGCATAGCATGAGAAACATTGCTAAATGTGGAATTAGTAAAGAAGTTTTCGACAACTCCTGTAGAAACATTTACATCAAGTCGCAATGAAGGAGTTGCAGCAGTATCTACCCTATATGATAATCTAAGTCTCCCATATCCATTAGCTTTTACAAAGTATGATATTGTAAATTGTTGAGTTGTTGTGGTTGAATTTGGACCATTATCATATCTGAGTGTTTCATTATCAAATCTCACTCCATTGCTATCATAAGTTTCAAAAGATGTTATATTATATTGCCTATAAACTTCATGCACACCATTAGTTGAGGTTGGTTTGAAACTAATTGCAGTATTAGTACCATCTGGTGCTAAAGAATTATTATTTAATATTGTATTATTAGTGCTTACCCACGATGTAGCATTATAAAATTCAGAATTAGTAACTAAGTTAGTAGAGAAAGTTTCACTTTCAACTAAATTTGTAAGATTTTTTGCAGTATTAATACTTTGAATATTTGCAATATTGGTAAACCATTTAAATGCCGCACCAACACCGCCAGTAGGAATTACTGCTGTTACAGATCCCTGTGTCAGAGTTTGTCCAACTGCCATAGCAGTGCCTGTAGTTGGTCCAAGATATACGACATCTCCAGTATCTTCTAAGACAGTTGCAGACCCACCAGCGCCGTTTGTGACTGGACTACCAGCAGTAAATCTAGTGGTATTATATACCACTGTTGCAGTGCCTAGAGCTCCTGTGGTTGGATTTCCACCAGTAAATGTTACTGTTGGTGGATTATTTGGATCATATCCCTTACCTCTATTAGTAATAGTAATAGATTCTACAAATACTGTTGTATTAATTGTGATAGTTGGATCTACTGATGTAGTAGATGTGTCATTTTGTGTAAGCGCAAAATCATAGCCAACGCCAGTCGGAAATACAGCTTCAGTATCAATAAATCCAATTCTATACAATCCATAGTTATCTGTTGCCGTTCCACCAGCACTTCTTTGCACTCTCCATCTAGTACTAGATGTCTTAGCTGCTGTTCTGATGGGAATATCCACGTAATTTAGCGTTGCAAAATTAGTATAATTTTGGTTTTGACCATTAATACCAGATGTTCCCGCATCACCACCAAAAATGATGGTGTCATGAGTAACATATGTTGCTCCATTGTCAATTGAATAAAGGAGAGTTAAATTTTGACCAGCAGCTGCGGGAGCTTCTCCCCCATTTGTATTATTACCTGCAATAGCATAGACTCTAATAGTATCATATGCTGTCATATCATATGGAGTATTGATGGTAGCGGTATTTGCTCCAGCACCTGCTCCAAACTTAACATAGGATTTACCAGCATTAAAATTGCCAGTTGTACCAGATCCAGTACCATTTGTTACTGTTGCACAACCAGCACCCAATGTATAAGATGCGGTGTTTGTGGATCTAAAATCAAATACTAATCCATCATAGCGGACTGCACTAATTCCACCTCCAACTGGATTTCTAACTGTACTACCACCCCAACCACTTGTACCAGCTCCAATGAATATTAATTCTGGGGCATAGTTAAAATTAGATCCAGCAGAATTGATTACAATAGATGTTAATTTTCCACCATTACTTAAGTTTGCTGTTGCTGTTGCAGCAATTCCGCCAGCGCCAGGATCACTAATTTGAATGGTTGGAGTTGATTGATATCCAGCACCAACATTAGTTAAAGAAATTACACTAATAACGCCTTCTCTAAGAAGAGAAATGGGTTGAGCAGTGGTTGAATTCGTAGTAGAAGTATCAGTTAATGTGATATCATGAATGATATCATCAGCAATCTGATTGATAAATGTAGTATCGTTAGGTGTCCAAGTACCTGCCCCAAATTGTGTATCAACATTTGCTTTTATTTCTTCCTTAAAATAATTTTTATTGAAGAGTAAAATTCTTCCGCCATAAATTCCATCATCTCTAGAAGGAGATAATGCATCGATTAGTGTATCCCAAAGATTTTGGTATGCCGATACAACATCATTACAATCTGCTTGCGTATAGTTACCATTTCCATTTGAATCGGTAATTGTATTATCACGATAAGCATTTTGTGTGGTATATAACGCAGCATACTGATCACCAGTTACAGATGCATTCTTATTGTAAAGTAAGTTATTTACTGCTTTAGACCCTAGGAATTTAACTTTTTCAAAAGCATATAGTGTTGCTAATAATTGATCTTCAACATGTTCAATTCCACCATTTTGAGTAACATAAAAATTAATAGATTCAACAGTATTTGCATTTCCACCAGTTATTAGATCAGTAATTATGCTATCAATGATTAACTTGATATCTACTTGACATCTTGCTTTTCCACCAAGAGGATAAGTAAATGCCAAGTAATTTGTAGTACTTAAAGTATATGTAAAATCTTTTTCTAGGATTTCTACAGCCTCTTCAGCAATATAATTTTTGTTAAAATATAGTAAGTTGCCAGCATCTCTATATCTGTCTCCAGTAGGAGCAAGAATATCATTAGCAAGAGAAATTAATGTATCAATTGCATCTCTTACATTTTGACAATCGCCAGCATCAACCGTTATACCCCAAGGTTGAATAATTGGTTGATCTGTATTTGCACTAGTTAAATCTCCAATTACTGCTTGTTTTGCATAGTATCCGAGACGTTCGTGTGCATATAGAGATTGTAGTAGTTGCAATCTAACATGTTGAATTTCACCATTATTCTTAATATAGAATTTAACCCCAGTTACTGTATTGAAATTACCACCATATTGAATGTCTTTTGCAACTGCATCAAGAAGTAATCCAAGATCAGTTTTACATCTTTCAGTACCACTTCCATCTCCATCCTCATTTCCAGGCATAGTTAAAGCTAATTCTGGATATTTTTGAAGCATATCATATGCAGTCTTATCAACAATAGCCTCTCTATTATATCTAATTAGATTTGCTGCATCATAGAATCTATTTCTAGATGCAGTATCAATTCTTCTAGTGACAATATAGTCATCAACATTATTAACTTGATCTATATCAAATGGCACACTATAATATGCATCAACATATGCGCCAAGATACTCATATACAGGAGCAACCCTCGTTAAAGATCCTAGATAATCACCAGTTGGATAAGTTACATTTGGTGTTTGTGCAATAGTAATAGTATCGATTAGGATATCAAGTAGATTTGCAATTGTATCCTTAACATCTGTACAATCGGTAGTACTATAATTTAAAACATTAACAGAATTAGCTGCTGCACTTACAAATGTATGTGTAAACTGTGCATCTGCTGGAGATACACCAACATTTACCGTAAATGTATTAACAGTTGTTGATACAATAGGAAGCACTCTATTATATGCTCTAGTATCAGAAACTCTTGGATGCTTAAGTTGTCTATAATTTCCATCACTGGTGCATGTGAATGTTAATGACTCTGGATCTATAGATATATAATTACTTGTTGTCAATCCATGACTAGATACGGTAAGTATAAGTAGTCCTGTAGCAGGATTATAAGATGCATTTGTTGGGGTTAACTGAGTGATAGTATTATTAGAATCAGTAAGTGTAGCATTAGTTACCTGAGTTAATCCGTGATTACCAATAACTGAAATAAAGACATTGTTTATGACATCCTGACATACCCCAATTAGATAATTATACACCCAGAGTGTTTGTGCTTCTTCCCCAGCAACATGTCTCAAAGTAACTGGCGTGACAGTGCGATTTACATATAATGCAGATGCATCCCACATGTAGCTATTGCCACCATTTCTTAGATCTCTTGCAAGCTCTTCAACAATATCGATTACATCATCAACACAAGACTGAGATCCAGTTGGGACACTAAATGGTGAGAATGGTGAAGAATTTTCAAGTCTATAAACGATCTCTCTAGCCATAAATTCTTTATTGTCTAATAGAAGATTGGCCGCATCTAGATATCTAAATGTTTTACCAGCAAATCCAGTTGGAATTGTTGTTGGATTTGCAAGTACAGTAGCACGAATTGAATCATTGGAAAAATCATTACCTTTAGACCAGGTTGCTACTCCAGACCAATCTTCAGTATAAGTTTGGTTATTGGCACCATCTAAGTGAAGTAATAGTTTTGTATTTGTATCACCTTGGAATATTCCAGTTGCTGGAGTAAAGTTTGCCGTATACCTTGTAGTATCAGACACTCTAACCTCATCAATATACGCATTTATTTCGTATTGATTTGCATATGATGCAGAATAACCAATATTCAATCCTGTGGCGTCAGTAACTCCTGCAGAAGTCCCAGTGTGAACCAAATTTCCATTAATAAATGATTTAATTGTATTTCCACTCCTTGACCAAGCAACATGAGTCCATTGACCAACTGAAACGCCAGTACCAGTTGTTTGCTCGTTAACAGTGGTATTTGTATATGATGTTAAGTATAAAGTGCCAGAGACATTGCGAATACCCCAATACTGATTAGCACCAGTAGTTGCAAACACCATAGAATATTCTTCTGCTGGAATATCTGGTAAATGAATCCATGCTTCAAGTGTATAATTTACAAAATCAAATTCTGTGGTATTGGATATGCTGAGATAATCCATATCCCCATCCAATCTTAAAGAAGTTGTACCAAACTTCTTCTGAATTGTGGAAAGTTTTGCATTGCCATTAAAAACTACAGTATGAAAATCTGCCCCAATGCTGGTAGATCTACCCATCTTACCGAGATAGACTATACCTCTTGGTTTGTTGAATCCAATAACTTCAGCTTTACTATTTTCCGATCTGATAATTTGTCCTGGTGAGAAAAATCCACTTCCCTCAAAATTTTTACAACTTAATTTCCTAATTTCAGCAACATCAGATGAAGTAAAATTACCACTTTGTCCTCTAAAGGATATTAAGTAATTTCTAATGAATTCTTCATCTTCAAAATTGCCTGTTTGATTATTAGTCAATAAGACATTATTACTAATGAATTCTGTTGATGGGAATTTAGCATTAAATGGAGTTTGATTATCATTAAAATCAACTAAAGATACAATCGATTTTGATAAGTCATCAATAATTGTATTTGGATAATTAGCAGAAGTAATTCTATTGAATAGGAATGCAAAGAATGCAGATCCATCAGAAATAGTAACACTTGGGATACTCTCATTAGTATCTTTAACTTTATAAACTGATAATGCTAAAACTCTAGAGACTACCTTTGATCCAGCAGCAACAATAACATCATTAACTTTAATATCAAACAGTCCTGGCGTTGATTGGTAAGTACCAGTAGTTTTACTAATAACAAGTTCATTAGTTACTTGAATTTCTGTGCCATAAATTGGTGTCGCTTCATTGTAATTGACAGCTGTAGTACCAGATTGTGCTCTTTGTACTGTAATTGTTGTTGATTGCGATCCTTGTGATACATCAGTAACTTTAATAAGTTCTGATCCAATTTGGTAATTTTTACCACTAACAAAAGTGGCAGCACCAACAGGACCAGATCCATCAGTTTGTACAACTTCAAATGTCGTAGTTCCAATACCAATTGAGAATCTAAGTTCTGCAATTGGAGTATCGGATCCAGTTGCCAAGTTTACTTCTTCAACTTTTGCAGTTTTGCCCTGCAAATTCCTAATTGTCTCGCCAAAAATGTATAGACCAATATTATCAATATCTGCTTTTGTTGCAATATTTCCAGCAAAACCAGTTGATCCTGCAGTGACAAATTCACCAATGGTAAAGTTGCCTTGAGTCATGTATCCATATACATCATTGCCCTCTACAAGAGTAACAACTAATTTTGGTGGTCCTGCAAGAGATCCTGTTATAGTATTTCCAACCAGAGGATAAAATCCACTGACATTATTAAATGTCAGTTTGATAGTATCAATTTGCTCTATTTCTGCAACAGCATATTGCACTTTTGCTGGAGGTGCTGGTGGCTGAGCAAATACAATTGAATTACTTTGAATTTCAAATGAAGTGCCAGGAGTTTGTGCAATTCCATTCAAAATAACCATTAATTGATTTTCATTTGCAATAACTTGCTGGCCATCTACAGTTAATGGGAATGAAATTCTTTCCCCGTCAAATAGTGGTGAAATATCATCCAATCTTTGTACGGTTGAAGTCAAAATTTGCTCAGAAGATGTAAGTCTCCTCTGTCTGAATAAAACTTCAGTATTATTAAAATCCTGATAAATTGGCTCAACTAGGGTAAAATCTTGAATATTTGGTACAATTGCTTCTCTAGCCAATTCTACAGACTTTGTTAATGAAAAATCTGTTTCTCTGTTAGCAATATATGAATTTTCATTTAGACTCAATTGACCAAAAACCTTAAATGATGCTGGATGCACATTCTTAATAACTGGATCTTTCCAGTCATTAATTAATATTGAAGAGTCGATAGCATATGAGAAATCTTGATAATAGTAAGAATCTTGCACTCTTTGTACAATTTCTGACGGTTTTCCAATATCATCAATAAATTGTCCAGATGTCTTAGTAATTGCTCCAATTTCTAAAACACCCTTTGCAATATTCAATTCAGCAATCGTGCCAGATGATTTTGAAATAACACCTGTTATTTTCTCATTAACTACAAAATCTCCATTTCTATCAGTAATTTTCAGCAGTCTAGGTCCAATTTGCCATCCACCATTTGTTGAAACATATCCAGTAGCAGTGGCAGTAGCAAAACTTGGTCCTTGATATACCAATTCACCTTCTAAGAAGGTAGAAGTTTCAACCGTAGCCTCAGCTGATCCACCAAATGAAGTGGTTAAAAGTTGCTGTCTTCCTAGACCAGCATTGACAAATGTTATGGCATCTCCTAATTCAGCATTAGATTCGGTAAGTGCTAATTGTAATTGATCATCTTCTAGAGAATTCTCAACTCCAGAGATTGCATAGTAAGTTGTGGTGCCATTTAATCTACCGATAGATCCAGCGGCAAGTGGAAATTCTGCACCATCTCCAATATCAACAACGTTTAATGTTACTGGCGCACCATTTACAATTCCATGTGGAAAAGCAAATTGTAGTAGTCCAAGATCTAAATTAATAATATAGTTGAATGAAGATTTCAATTCAACTGTTGGTTCTGATGAATATCCAGATCCAGGATCTTTAATATAAATTTGCTCCAGTCTTCCATTTCTTATGGTAGATTCAGCAATAGCACCTGATCCGCCGCCGCCAGTAATTATAACTGCAGGTGGTTGTGAATAACCATTACCAGGATTGGTTACTCTAATACTAGATAATACGCTAGTATTAATTAATTGGGCATTAACTGGGAAGGTTATTTCTGGACGGAGCGTATAATCATGAGTGTAATCAAATCCAAAATTATTATTTTTTAATTTCTTGATTTTTCCTACACTAGATCCTTTAGTAAAAATAGATGCTCCAGTTCCAATTGGTGGAATAACCACATTCAATACCGCACCAGATCCAGTAAGTCCAGTGCCTAGAATTCCAGGAATCCCATCAACATCAATAAATGCAGTTGTATAATTTTTACCAGGAGAAGACACAGTTACATCAACAATCTGTCCTGGGATGATATTAGCTTCTTCATCAGTTGTATTGTCAACAATTATTGTGACTAATCCACCTTCACCATCTCCCTGAATTGGCACGTTATCATAAGTGCCATTCGCATATTCAGTACCAGGATCTTCAATTTCAACTCTTTCAATTTTTCTAGTTGATTCAATTCCAGTAACGATTGGCAATCTCTGATAAAATCCACCACCACTGACTAAACGAATATTGGCAATAGGGCCAACAGCTCGTGTAGAATCGGTAGAATATGATGTCTGCTCAGGAATGGCAACGCCTTCTGGTTCTGATTTAAGAATAAACGTCATTGCATTATCACCAGTGGTGATATTTCCTCCAGAAGTGGACACAACATCAAATGGTCCAATATAAGGACTATTACCAATATCTAAAAATGCTCCTGAGGAAATAGGGCTATCATCACCACTTCTAGATGGATCAAAGTAATAAGAAATATTCGTAATATATTCTTTATCAACTTTTAACTTGACTGAAGGTGGACTTCCTGATAATACAATACCTGGAGTGCCAATTCTTTCAATAGAGTTAAAAGAATATTCAAGTTTATTTAAACTATCTTTTGAGAAAGATAGGTTTGCTCCAAGAAGAGATGAATGGGACATATCAAAAATATATTGATGCCCATAATACATCTTCAGGTTTGGAGATTTAATAAAGATACTGACATCATTTGGAATTGTAGATGGACTTGTAATTGCAACCGATGGTAATTTATAAGTAAATTCTTTTTTACTAATAATCTTATCTACAGCGAATGACCCATCATACTCATCATATACAACATTACTTACAGTTTGACTTGGATTACCATCAACATATATTTGTGATCCTTCACTTAGATAATGAGAATTTGTGGTAATCACATAAACTTGATCAGTATTGCTAACTGCAGTTACTTGTAAAATCTTATTAAGATTTGTGGTAAGAGTGATATTTGTTACCGCCGTCAAACCAGTAATAGTTAAAATATTATAAGCAGCATTAAAAGATATATTACTGTTTGTTAGCGAAATTACAGATCCTGGAATATATGGAGATGTGCCACTGATGCTGTTAATCCTTACCTGATAGATTGCTGTTGCACTATATGGTTGGAATGTTGCATACTCATCAAGATTATCAATACCTCCAACTGGTGAAGGTGTACCATAATTAGATAGATTAATTACAAATGTACCAGGTGTTGTATTAGTTACCTCACTAAAAACATAATAATCAAATATATTTGTGTCACTTACTACTGGCCCACGAATACCAAAAGTTGTTTGCTCATCAAATCTTTCTGTAGATAATCTACCAGTATTTAAATCATTTAACCAAGAATTATTATTTACAGCAAGATATACTTGATTTAAAGTTTTATCTACCTTAACAATATATCCACTATTGACAAAATTTCCAGATGTATTTTTTAAGACCAGTTTTGCACCAACAGTAAAGTTAAATGCTTGATTAATCGTTAACTTTTGGATATTATCAATCTTTTTAGTATTAGTTACTTTAAAATAATATCTATTTTTAACAATTGCTTCCGCCTTTAATTTTTGAGATCCTGGTGATGGTACAGTTGCATTTCTGAAGGACCAAATATCAGAAACATAGTTGATATTTGTTAAGTCTGAAACGTATAGTGTTGTTGCCTCAGAAAAATCAAGAATTTGCAATCCAGCATTACCAAGTGTATAACCAGCAGATGAAATAGTTAAGGTACTTGCTGATGATGATACAGTCTCTCTTTGTAAGGTAAAGGTTGTATTATCTTGGAAATCATTTGTGACCAATCTAACAAGGTCTTGGTCTTTATCACTCTTAATTCCAGATCCATATGATTCCACATAATCATAACGATCTAAATTATTACTAAACCATGCATCATCAACCCAATCATATGTTAGTGGGAAGTTTTGAGTTGCTGGAAGAGTAATACAGTCGGATGGTACTGATGGTATTACTGCATAACTTCTCAATCTAATAAAATCTACATGGAATCGTCCTTGACGGTCTGCAGTAAATGCACCAGCGACACCACCCCATCCAGGTTGATTCCCAATATAAACATCTTTATTTCCTAAAGATGTTGACTGGACTGTTCCAGTCATGACTTCAATACCATTTACGTAAGCAGTAAAAACATTACCAGATTTTCTTAATCCAATAAATTGCCAACGATCATTGAACCACATATTTGTTTGCGATGATTCTAATGATCCAGAGGCCGCTGTTAATGCTGTTACATTATTAGTAACTGTAAGTTTTAACTTACCAGTGGAAATATCATATCCTAGCCATAGACCTCCAGTTGTGGTTGTTGCATCACCTATTGCAAATAGGGTTATATTAGTATTTGATGAGTGCTGTATGGATGATGGTTTATGAACCAACATATCAAATGTCCAATCACCAGCAAGTTTACTACCTAAAGCAGATCCCAAATGCTTTATGTAAGCAGTTACGGTTGTTGCAATCGTAGTAGTGTAACCTCTTATTGTTGCATAACCACTCCCAAATATTAATGCTTGATTTGCTCCAGATCCAGTACCAACTAAAGTTGGAGTATAGTGATTTGTTTTATCATATGCAGTGTTTCCTGTTGCATCTCCAATCACAGGAGCCCCGTTAAAATCGTAGACAAATTCATTCCTATTAATGTAAGATTGCCCAAATACATAATTATCACCAGAATTATCAGTTTCGATAGTGATTGGATAGAAACCTTCAATATTAGATCCAGATGTAGATGGTATAAATCTTTCTTTAGTATGAGTTAGTAGAGTGCCATCATATTTAATTTTTACATTTCCACCATAAATCTCACCAGAATAATTTGTGTTTGCTCCAACTGGTAGAGTTTCTGCTGAAGTATTTACTGCGCTATACGCAAAATGAAGATCACCAAAAATATCAACTGAAGATTTGGTTGCTACTTTGGTGCTATTTGATCCAGTAGTATATCTGTAATTCCATATCTGATTGCCACTTTGATCATACTTACCAACCCAGAAACTATCAGTAATTGATGGAGTTGCTTTTAATCTACATGTAGCAACAACATATAACTCACCATATTCATCAGATGTTAGATTTATATCAGTAAATGCATAATTTGCATTGGATTGCTCTTTTATCCACACAACTTCTATAGAAGTTGATAATACTGTAACTTTTCCTAAAGATAGGTTAGTATTAGTAGATGAAGATGTTGTAGAAGTTTCTAAGGTAAAGAATAAAGATCCATCTACCAACTGCATTGAGGTTAATTTTTCAGATCCAGTAGCTGAAGCTAATTTTCTCTTAGTAACAAAAGAACCAGCTGTATCAATTACACCAATAAATGCATCAAAAGCAGATGTAGAATTTGTATTTGTGAATCCTCCGATTGCAAATCTATTTGTTGAAATTTTTACAAGAGAAGTGATATTATCAGATCTTGTAGATCCAGAAATACCAGCATATGCCTTTTGAAATGATAAACTTGCACTCAATCCATCTACAGCCTCTGTGTATTTTACTAAAATAATATCTGGATTATAAACAGAAAGAGAACTACTATTTGGAGAATTTTGTCCGACAATCCAAATATTGCCATTATCGACCACCATCTTCTTAAATTCAAGATTTGTCGGTACACCAACTGGAAGATTTGAATTGAGAGTTTTTGAATATTCTTCTGCTCCATCTGCGGTCAACTTAGAGAAAAATCCAATTGTATTACCGTTACTATCAACAGATGATCCACAAATGTATACTTGTTTCGATGTTGTAACTATAACATCATTGATCTTAATCTTTGATTGTCCTCCAGATGCACGAGAGACCCAATATTGCGCTTTTTTGAATATTTGAGGATGTGAAATTAGGAGACGTGGATTACTAGTATATGAATTTCCAGAATTAGTAATATTAACTTGCGAAATAGCACCAAGGCTATCTACTACAGATTCTACAGATCCAGATTTCCCATCACCACTAACCGTAATTACTGAAGGAATATCTTCGTTATATCCACTACCGTTTTGAGTAACTACAATTTCTTCGATACCCTTAAATTGACGAACAACAAATGTTTTATTTGTATTGTCCATTATTGGACTATAGTCAACATAAATTTTATCACCACTCAATAAAGTATGTGGAACTGTAGTTGTGATTGTGCCATAAATTTTATCATCTAAAATTTCATAAGTATAAGCTTCTACTTTTTCTCCTCCAATTCTGGAAATTCTAGCTGAAGCTCCATTTCCATTAGTACCAGTATTATCAAATATTAGAATATCATTAACTTGATAGTTTTGTCCTGGATTTTCAACTGTAAATCCTGTTACAGAGGCATCTTCAAATTTTGTAGTAGTTTCTACTTCAATATCAACTTTAGAATCAAATTTAACTTTTGGAAAATAATCAAATATCTGAAGAGGTGCCTCTTCTAATATTTCATCTGGATCAGAAGTTTCATCAGGAGATATGATGCCATCTCTATTTTCATCTTCAATTTCAAATCTTAGAATATCCCCATTTTCTAGAGTAATTGAATTTTGAGATGCATTTGGAGTTCTTTCAACATCAATATCAACATTCTCATATGGATCACGATATCTGACAACTCCAGTTGGAATATTCTGCTGAATTGCAGAGGCACTCAAATTCCATTCATCAACTAAAGAATTATAATTTGGACCGATTATGTATGGGAAAACAGGATTGCCATCTGCACTAGCATCAATGGTTATAAAATAGCAGTACTGACCATTAGGAAAATCTGGTGTTTTACAGAATCTACCATTATATTGATCTAAATCACCACTTGCAAAATTATATTCGTAATCTTCAACAAAATCACCAACAGGATATTCATCTAATGAAGGCCCCTGCACTCTTGCTGGATATGGATTAATTATAGAATCATAGATTACATTAGATTTTAATGCATAGGAACTACGCATTCTAGAAATTGGTGATGTAGTGCTAGTAGGGTCAGAAAATGCATAAGGACCGTAAATTGGATTTCCATCAAACGCCCAACCCAAAATAGGAGAATGCTCAAGTTGCTCAGTTTTCTCTTGAATTTCGTCATTTACAATAAACAGATTATCACCAAGAATATATCTTAATCTTTGTGGATTTGAAACGTGAGCATACTCTCCGCCATACTGAGTATTATACCCAGTGAAAATTGATCCTCGTGCAGAATCGTAAGTTGTAGTTTTTTCAAGATTAAATGTCCATTCTGATAATTGTGCATCAAATACTGCATTTTGACCAATGGAGGTTAAATTTATCAATGTTGTACCAGACTTATATCCAATACCCTTGTTTAAGATCACAATAGATGTGACTTTTCCAGCATTTTCGCCATCTAAGTCAATAACTGCTCTAGCAACAGCACCAAAACCTTCCCCCTGTATTGTTACTTCTGGAGCGGTAGTATATCCAACACCGCCAGAAATTACTGCAATAGATACAATTCTACCATTGCTAATAATTGGTTGAGCAGCTGCGCCAACGCCAGAGCTTAGGGTTACATTTGGATCTGCTGTATAATCTTCACCTCCATCCGTAACTAAAACACTTTTAATCGGACCTCTTACAACTGCGGTGCCAGTTGCGCCAGAACCACCGCCGCCGACGATACTAATCTCAGGTTTTGATGTATATCCAGATCCACCATTATTGATCAGTATATTAGATACCTTACCTTTTGTAATAATTGCTGTTGCTGAAGCACCAGATCCACCTCCACCAACAATAGACACTAGTGGGCTGGAAGTATACCCATTACCTTGATTATCTACTTTGACTGCAGTTAAAGATCCATCAACAATAACTTTTGCAGTTGCTCCAGATCCACCACCATCAGATATAGTTAAGACGGGTGGATTCCCAGCATCATATCCAGATCCAGAATTTTCAATAAGAATTTGTTTAACAAAACCATATTTTTTTGTTTCTGCAGATTTATATGACCATACAGATACTCCGTTAATTAGTGTGGCGATAGATCCTGGAAGAGTGGCATTTTTTGTAGATCTTGTCTGTGTTACCAAGGAAAATCTATTTAATTTTCTTTGATTACCTGGAAGAAGAGCAGATCCAACAAAAGGTCCAATATTATAGTTAGGAATACCAGTAGAAGCTACATACACATAATCCGTGTTGAAAAATGCATTTTGTACATTCGTAGTGTATGGTGAAATAGCGGTATTAATTGAAGTAGTTAAAGATTTGCCCTTATTCAAATCAACAGAGATAAGGATTGTACCTTGAGGATTTAAAGTTGCTGGTTGAGGTAACTGATATTGGAAAACAGTATCCGAATCTCTAGAAGTAACTTCAAACGTTCCATTATAAATGGTTGGGTTTGCACCATATATTGTAACTTGATCACCAACTAATAATCCATGAGAAACGTCACAAGTAACTGTAGCAAATCTATTATTTACGCCACCAAATGTAAGATTGGTAGCTTTAACAATTTTTTTAACGTTATAAATCCAAGTTTTTAGTTGGGGAATATCTGCAGTGCCTCCCAATTTTGAAACTGCTAATTTATCTCCAGGAAAATAATAAGATCCAGTATCTGTCAGTTTAGTTTGTTGAGCATCAACAATACCAACAATATTCAGCACTACTTCTTGAGCAGTACCGTAATTTAAATATATTTTAAAGTTTGATATAATTTCAGTGGCAGAATCCCAATTTTGAGGTGTAGTTTTAGAAGATCCCCTAGTGCATTCAATAAACTGATTTAGTGATTTTTCCTTATATCTAACAATTTCATTTCCATTAATTACAAATTCTCCATTTCTTTCAGGCCAACCAATAGTGGAGTCTACAGTAATAATATTAGTATCTTCTGTAATTGGCTCAGCTAACTTTGTCTTATATGGAACTACAAACGACCCCTGTATAGATCCAGCAGAAAGCACTAATTCATAAAGTGGTTCTTCGGAAGTTTGAATTGCAAGATAATTCTCAACTAGAGCAGTTGCATATCTTACATTAGTATCTGCAATATCAGCAAACTGTTGTACTGTAGAATCCTTAATATTAATAGGATCACCGCTTTCTAATGTGGCACGAAGAACTGTGCCGACAGACCAAGTAGCGGCGGATGGTTTAATAATTTGATCTCTTGGATAAGAAACTGTAGCATTTACACCATACAATAATTTAAAAAGATAAGAGATACTTAATGAGGTACCCTTAGTTGAATAAAATGTCTTAATTGTTCTGATTGCATTCCTAACATCAATATTAGCAAAATCTAGTTTAGGAACATCTGGTAAATATTGCTCAGAATATTTGTCTAATATCTTTCTAACAAAGACAGAATCTAAGCAAGTAATAGAAGATCCACTTAAGTGCTCAGAAGCAGATGTTGATCCAGAAAATACTGCATTTCCTTCTTCAGTATATTTCAATAATCCACTAGCAGCTCTAGCACATCCTTCAAATTTACACTTTTGATATCCGCTTCCATTTCTTACGACCTCAAATCCAGTTACTTCACCATCTCCAATATCGGCAGATGCTAGTGCTGGAGGGGGAGATTGAATGATCACCTTTGGTGGTAAAGAAGAACTATAACCTTCACCAAAGTTAGTAATATTAATATCTGTAATCTGACCGTTAAAAATTACTGCTGAAGCTTTAGCACCCACTCCACCAATGTACTGACCAGTGACAGGATCGACTCTATCATCAACAATATAAACTGATGGTACATCATCGTATCCACTACCACCATCAAGAATTTCAATATCAATTAGTCTTCCAGCAGCATCAACAGTAGAATATAATACTTGAGCACCAGTTGGTTGTATTACAGCAACTCTAGGTGCAACTTCATACCCCTGGCCAGCATTCACTAAAACTAACTGAGATACCTCTCCATTGTCATTTAAAACAGCATTAATTTTTGCTTGGATTCCATTTAGTCCTGTTGGTGGAGCAATATAAATTAATGGTGCTGTTGTATACCCAGATCCACCACTAATAATTGATATTGAATTCTCGTTTATTACTCCGTTTGTAACTGTAACCGCACCAATTTCTGCACCAGTTGGTTGCTCAAAGGTAATTCTTGGAATGAATGTATATCCACTTCCAGAAGAAATTATATTAATCGAAGTGACAGTGCCGTCCTCAACCACCGCCTCAATAACAGGTGCTTTACTTCCATCTATAGTTGGAAGATCAACTTTAACCTTTGGTGGATTATTATCACGATAACCTTTACCACCATTAATTAATTTAATTGATTTAATACCATTTACTAGTGATGTAACTGATGCACCACTACTACCAGCAGCACCCTTTACAGAAACTTTTGGTGGATATTCAAATCTATATTGAGATCCAGAATTTTTAACGACAACATCTACGAGCTCTCCATCATCATTTACACGGGAGAATCCAATTGCACCAGATCCAAAAGTGGGAATAGGAGCCTCAATTGCAAAAATATTTAAATCATTACCAACTAAAGGAATAAATGAAAACGTTATTTGATCTCCATCTAAAGTGTAATCTTCTCTTGGGACTAATACACTACCATTATAAAATATTAGTAAATATTCATCAATAATTGGAGTATAATTTACTCCTTGATTTTTTAATACAAATGTGCTTTTAATTACACTAAACTGAGATGTAATATCATCCAACTCAAAAATGGTGTTGTCTGAAAATCCTCTTAAATATACAATAGATGTTGATGTTGGATCATCATATTGAGTTTTTTCTGCTGGTGCTACTGTAAAAACAATATCATTTCCATCAATAGTATAATCTACTTCTGGCACCAATACTCTACCATATAGTGTTACTAACAGGTGCGCTGCAGATGGTACACTTATTGGTGAGTTTTGTAGTTTTAAGGTAAATCTTTCCTCCTCACCATCAAACAATTCAATAGGATTAAATAAGTTTATCCACTTTAGCTTTACTTGTCCATAGTTTACACCAGGGCTCAGTGCAATGCTTGGGGATTGCACTGATTTCTCATAAAAAATTACTTCATTGCCAATTAAAATACTTCCATTCGTTTCTAAGAATCCATCTACGTTTTCAACAACAAGAGTATCCGACTGAGAAGTAATACTTTCAACAAGAATTGTTGATCCATCTAAAATATTAACGTTTAAATCATCAATATTCAATATATCAAGAAACTGATTTAAAATATTCTGACCTAAACCAGATTTTTCTTGAGATTTATAGTAATACTCAAGAAATTTTTCAAACAATGGAAAATTTTCTTGAAAATACTCAGGTACAAGCGTCTTGATTGATTGGGAAACTTTATTAATTGACATTTATTTCAAAAACAAGAGATGCCAGCAATGTCGCCATTATTTGCAATATCTGGAATTACGATGGTTGGTGGTGTGATCTCAAAATCACTTGGCGTAAGACTATTTAGTGGGATACTGGAAGGTAATGTTGTTCCAATTGGATTAATTGAGATGACTGGAACAATCATATCAAAAACAGTAGACGGAGTTGGGGTAATGATAACAGAATTGTTAGACGGAATAATTTGTACTGCAATTTGAATCTGTCCAATACTAGAAGTTGCGGTAACACTTGTATCAACAACACCATCATTTACAGGTAAAATATTATTGCCAGCACCTATAATACTAACTGGACCAAAACAAATTTGACCAGTTTTATAATCAACAGTGCCACCTTTATCATTCGTTACTATTTTACGATTTCCACTGCTGTAATAAACGATTAGATTACCATATCCATCATCTTCAAAATATTGATCCGTATCTGGTCTATCTAAAGTCCTAAATCTAGATGATCTTATAACTGGCTCTTTTTTACAAGCAGCTGCATCACCTGTATTAGATCCACCAGGGGCACTATCATAAATTGGCGATCCAGTACTGACACAATATGTGTTTGTTTGTGCAGGATCTGGTTTAACATACTTTACAAGACTAATCTGTGTTGAAATATCAGCTATACATCTATCGGAGTTAGAAACTGCTTTTTGTAATTTAGCTAAGCTAAATTGACCATTAAAGTTATTAATGCCAGTTTGAGAAGCCCATTGAGTAATTGCATTTTGTGCGTTGGCACCGATAGCAGAAACACTTCTGCTTGAGCACGCAGGGTCGTAAGTAATGAATATTTTACTATTGATGAAAATTGAATCTGCATCAACTACTACTGGTTGAATTGATGCAATCGCATATGGTTTTAAATCATTTGCTATTTGTAATTTAGTAGCAGAGTTTAACTTGGATCCAGTTTTTGTCTTAATTGCAATAAACACTTTTCCATAAATCGCTGGATATAAACTATCTCCACCAAATGCAACTACAGTTTTTGTATTTGGATAGATTTTTTTAACTATAGTTTCATAATCCTGAGTTGTTACTGCTCGATATTGGGCACTATACCATCTTGGAGCAGAATATTTAATTTCTTCTATGGTTTCTTCCTTATCACCAAAACGAGCATATTCGGCAATTTGATAGTCAGTTTCATTTACATCATATTCATTACCATTACTATCAATAAAATTACCAATAAAGCTAAAACTCTTAACCCCATTTGCCTTTTCACCAGAAGTAACTAAGTATTCTAAATCAATAACTTGACCATCACCTAGCTTTGATCCAATTACGCCATCCCCAAAAAAGATTTCATAACGCATATCTTCAGTTTCACTTAAAAAATAAATTCTATCAATTGACTGCACTCCAGTGACATTTTCAACTTTATTGAATACAAAAGATATCGTACTAGTTTTATTATCCCTAACAGAAACTTTGAGAGTTGATGTATCAACAGAGTCATTAGGAATTACATATCTCTGTCTCGCAAAAGTGTTAACACTATAGGAGAAATTTACAATTGATCCCTCCATCAATTTAACACATCTAAACTCCCCAATACCTGTAGTTTGATTTACTTCAGTCGTCATTGGATCTAAACGATTCCAAATAAAATTTCCACCTTGAGCGGTAGGTCCAGTAATCAAAGTAATGTTATTTGGATATGTGCCATCTTCACCAACTTGGGTTTGGACTTGTAGATGTAGATAGCAATATGCAGCAGTGACTGATTTTGGAGTATAATTTAATGCTTTTACTATATTGACAACATTATCTCTAACGGTGGCTGAAGCTAAAAATGCTTCATTCATCGACATATTTGCATTAAAAGCAACATAATATGTGTTATATGCTAATATGTCGATCATGTACGACAATGCAGATCCCTCAAACTCATAATCACTAAATTCTGATCGAGTTCTTAGATAACTTTTAATTGAAGACTTAATATCTTCAAAATCTAGTGCTGTTAAGTTAGTGGGTAGCATTAGGGGCGTTGTAATACAAACTGAATTGACTCTATAGTGGGCAATCCAACAATTTGGTATTCCAAGTCAACACTTATAGAATTGGTATCATAATCTGGTATGCATAAAATATTAGTAACGATAACTCGTTTCTCATAATTTCTGATTGTATTTAGTATTTCACTTTGAATAGAATCCATTAAAAATGGATCTAGTTGCTCAAATAAGAGTTGTCCTACACTAGATCCAAAATTAGGATTAAAAAGTTTTTCGCTAGGATTTGTTAGTACAATATTTTTGATTGACTGTTTAATTGCCTCAGCATCTTTTACCTCAGATACATCTGCGGTAAAGTAATTTCTGAATAGTCCAACAGAAATATCTTTAAAACTTCTAGATTTTATAAAATCAGAACCTTTAAGTGGTATGTAAGGCATTAATGCATCCTCTCTACATAATCGTCAAATCCTCCAGGACCACCACACCATCTAGAAAATCTATCCCTTGGGGGATTTTTAATAGATTTTTTTAAATAAATTTCAGATTTTGGATCAGTTATTAATACTTTAGTACCAAAATCGTCATTCATCATTTGTGGTACATTATCAGGGATGGGATGATTTGCCATATCTCTAAAAACTGGGTTACCAGAACTTTTAGAGGGGTTGCCATCCCTGATATATTTATCAGGCGTTTAGATAAAAGTATTATTTACCTTGACCACGATATCTCTTTTTACGTTCATTACGTGATGTCGCGCCAAGATGTGTATTTGCACTTCTACCTTGACGAGTTTTCTTTGGAGCTCCTTGAGTATAATTACCCTTTACAAGACCGACTTTAGATTTTACTGCCATAATTAAGATCCTACTAATACGTTGATTGCTCCACCAGCAATTTTTGATAAACAAGGTGGACCTAATGGATCCGCTACTCTACACAATGGTTTGCCATTAACCAAAACTCTTTTTTGAGTAGCAAATGCTTTTCTAATATGTGCTCCGCCGCCAGCTTTGTCTTCGACACATATGGTCTGTGTTGGACAAGGCATTGGTGGTGGAGGTGTTTGACATACTAGTGTCACCAATTGTGTGCAAGTTGGTGGATGATTTGTTAAAACATCTTGATCCAAGATTGGTACAATTCCATTTATTAAAACATTGCAAGGTTTTACCGCCAATGGCAACTGTGGAAATGGAGGCCAAATATTAGTTGCATCCATTGCTGCTATTGGTTTTGGTGGCACTTTAATACATGGAGTGCCGCACGGGACTGCTGCATGTATTGTTGCTGGAATACATTTTCCATGTCCTGTGCAAGACCCTTTGTAAATTGCTGCTGGAAGACTCATCTTACCCTATTAATTACTATACGTCAAATGGATTCCCATATGCTTTAACTGCTGCACTATATATTTCCATTGAGGTGGTAAGATTATTATATACTAACATACTACCTTCTGCAGTCCATGCTTGACACCCAGTTCCATGGAGACCTGTTACAGTATATGAATATGAAGTTGTAGTTTGAGTTGTAACTCCACCTTGTGTTGATGATGTACTACTGCTGCTCGATGCTGGAGGTCCAGGCGGAGGGCATATAATATGCCCACATCCAGTTTGTAATGGAGTGCAGCCTATTTTAATTTTAATTTTTGTCGTTTGACGACGATCTGCTCTATATTGTGTTATTAGATACTTTGTTTTTTCTGATGCCTTAGGCAAGTCAAGAAATCTTCTTTGAACTGTTTCAACTTTAACTTCTTTGTATGTTGCAAATTCTGGAATTTTTTCCTGAGTAATTGCAGACATATGATTATCTATCGCTACATTTGTTGTAGAAGAGGCAGTATCATAGGATTTGGAAAACTCAATTTCTGCTGAAGATGGATTGGTAAGATTATTAAGTACACTACCATCCATTTTATCAAAATTTTTCTTAAGTTTTTTCACCTTATCTTCAGAAAATAATCTCTGATTTAGTTGTAATTTTCTATTTCTATTTTGATCAGCTAAGAGGACTCCATTATCAACCTCACTAACAACTTTTCTCTCTGTATAGGAATCTTTTACTCTATCTAAAGCTGCTTTACCGTCAGGTGTTTTGAATCCAGCTTCAAACTCTGGCCAATATTCTTTTGCTGGACCACTCGTAATTTTATCTAACTGAGTAGTGATTGCTGCTTCTTCGTCAGTTTGTCCAGTATTAGTAACTTTTTCTTCTTTTTTATACCTGTTTCTGATACCAATAATAGGTGGATTTGAAGAACTATACCCAGTGCCAGGATCAGTGATTTTAAGACCTGTCAAAACACCATTTGAAAACGTGCCTTCGGCTTTTGCTTGCCTTCCAGTCGTAGTATCTGGTGGAGTTACAAACATAATTGGTGTGCCAACACCAGCTGTATTCCATCCTTCACCCCCATCAGTGATTACAGCACTACTGATTTGCCCATTTGAGACAGTAACAGTAATTTTTGGATCTTTAATTACTGAATAAATGTTTGGTGCGTCATTATTTACACTAAGAGTGGTATATTGAATCGATTTATCGGTAAATTCATATAAACCTATCAAAGCACACCTATCTTTTATACCATATCCAGCGACTGCAGTGATAATATGATTCCTATTTGATGTATATTGAGCGTTTTTAGTGAATTCAGATCCACTACCATTAAGATATATTACATGATAGGCAAAATTTTCAGTGTCGGTATGACCAGTTTCAGTGATTACGTGCCCATTAATGGTATCTCCCTCTCTCAGAAGGTCAAATCCAACTGGAGCACCGACAGTATTGACTGGACCAAGACCAGTAATCTTAATGGAGAAGTTAAAAGTTGTGGTTGTTGAGTCTGGATGAGAGTGTACATACGTCAGTGGGAAGGTTTGATTCAAAGAATAACCTTGACCAGGTGCTAATAATTCCAAAATTTCAAATGTTGTGCCAGTAATTACTAATGGCTCAACATCAAAGTTGATTGTTGGCTTAATACCAATCTTTACTCGGAGTCCTTGTGCTGTTGTAGTCTCAACAACAGTGTCTTCATAGATATAAAATTGATTAACATTTGTTTCTGATGCAAACCATGGATTAAAATTGACCAAAATTGGATCTAATGATCCCGTAGTAGTGCTATCATAAGCAAGTACATCAATATTTTGCCCTTGGGCATCATACATGAAGTTAATTTTTGTCACCCCAGTAGGAACTTCTGTAGATAAAGCGTTGTATTTGAAGATTAATTTCTTAGAATCCGTGCCAATTCCATAGATTGTCGGATATGGGCAGTCTGGATCGCCAGTTTCATCACCACTTTCTGTAGTATAACTGCATGTCATTTTATTTGGAGTGCAGAAAAATGACGTACATTCAACGCAAATTGCTCCATCTGCCGTTGGTGCTGTTGTTGTGGATCCTCCAGGTGGATTGGTGCCTCCCGTAAAAGTCGATGATCCTGTCCGTTGCTCATGAATCAACCAATAGCATGGATTATCAATTACCCCTGCATTTGCACCAGATTCCCAAACATATATGAACCAAGTGTCACTATCCATCCATTTGAAAGATAATCCATTTGGTGTACTGTCAAAAATCTTTTGCTGAGTATTACATACTCCCCTTACTTCCTTTCCACAAGTAGCACCTGCAAGCTCAGTTGCACCAACTGGAGATGAATATGATCTTCCAGAATTCGTAGTAACAAGTGTCCCACCATATAAAACCTGATTCTGTGGAGGTCTCCTTACGTTACCATACGTGATTGGAGTTGGATATGTCTCGTGAATAGATAATTTTGTACGTTTTGCATCCCCTGGCACCTGAGGATCACAATGACTCGTGTCTAGAGAAAACCCACTACATGCACTCCCATCTGTATGGCAATCAGGCATTGTCCTCTAACACTCCTAGTTTTGTGTAAATTAGATCTAAATTCTCTTTGATATTCAAATATCCTTCCATTTCATTTTGTATATCCGTGCCTATAGGTTTGTATAGTACTTTATCAACAGACTGAATATCTTCTATGTATTCAACAACGATATTGTGTGCGGATTCTAGATCATTCAAACGCTCACCAATCTTGATAAGACATTCATTTACCGTCTTCATTGCATCATGAATGTCAGCAAATCGATTATCAACTTCCTGAATCATTTGTTGAATAAGTTTGTTTTCCTCTTCTGTCATTATATGAAATGTAAACGCGGTTTTTTGTGGTTTTCGCGGTGTGGTAGCGCGACATTAATCTTCAAGTTTCTTGAGAGTAAAACTTCCAGTGACATCATCAACCTCATATTCTAAAGAATCTCCCTCTTTCCATCCAAGATCTTCACAGATTTCATCAGGAATAGGAAGAATTAACTCTCCAAACTCGTCTTCTTCGATAGTGATAGTGAATCTCTTGGACATAATTCTTATAACCTATTAACTTATGGATTATTTGTCGGATTATTCACCTGACGAATTTTCCAGTTTATAAAAACCTCAGAGGTAAATTTTTTTCCTGGGAATTTTTTTTTATATAGGCTGGAAGGAGATTCGATTTTGATATATCTAAGGCGTTGGGATACTTTTGTAGGTTAGGGTAGTATTCGGTTTTTAATTTAGGGGCCGCCCTAAGTATAACAAACCCCAAATTTAACTGCGATTTCGTATAATTTAGTGAGGGACATTTGACTGCCCCTCAGTATACCTCAGAAGTCGATCTCTGTCAAGGTCGGAATACCCAGGACAGACTCAATCATGGGCGACTCAATATAATCGAAGGTGCTCACATTGTCAGAGGTGAGGGCATCGAGAATCGAGAGGATATCGGTGCCAGTGCTACCCTGACGGAGCATCGAGATCATAACAGATTTGGACATAGGATTGTGCTGTTGAGTGTTAGTGAATGTGGGGTGAGTTTAGTGTCATCACCCAGGACAGATTGTCATGCCAGACGCATACCATCAAAGAAAGGAATTGCACCACCTTCCTGTTGCACAAACCACTGAAAGTTTTTCTGGAAGACTTTCTCACCAGGCAAACCATGCACAGAGAGAAGTGCATTGAGGCGGGACTTTGTGGTCACAGAATGCCATCCACCAGAGAAGAGTTGGATGAAGTCGTTACCAATGGAAGCGATGTGATTGCCGTGCAGATAGACAAACGAAACGTCGCTAATCGTCACGACTTGAGTGTTGCCAGACTTGAAATCTTTCCGATCGATGATGGCGTCATTCATCTTGGTTTCGATCTTACGCATGAGAGGAATCTGAGAGGGTCTGTGAAGTGTTTAGGAGGTCTCTCCCCCTGATGTCCTTAGTATGGCACCTCTGGGGGGTCTGTGGGGGGTTTGGTGGACACTTGTCAGACTGGCACACCCTGACCCTGATTTCTCTTTACTTTCCTCCCAAAGTACTTAGTTGGTTCTCTTTAACCCTGACAGTGTTGATTGTAGAGGATCTCGGAATGTTTGTCAAGAGGGTAATGCGATTGATGAGCATTTCTGATGGGTCTGTGAGACATTTGGAGTCCTTATCTGTGAGGGGTTGACTATCGATAGGAAACGTGCTAAGGTTGCTATTTCTCTGCACATTTCTTTCGATCAACATCACTCACCCACGTTTTTTTCGACATTTAATAAGTTTTCCGCAATTTCCACAATTTATACTTTTCTGTGGAAAAACCTGTGGAAAACTATACTTAGTATCTCTCTGAGAGTGACAACAATGTAAGACCATTCTTCCTTTGGAGTTGTTACTGTAGTGACATTACTTTTGATCTTCATGTATTACATCCTTCCAGTCTTCTGGATAACATAGCACACACACTTTCTCTTTCTTGTGTAATGCTGCTGGATCATGTCTTGCATACTCATTCACACAAATGGTGATGTAATAGTCATCAATGAAATGTACGTAACCAATCAAATGTTTCCACCTTACTTTCTCTCCTATCCGAAAAGTTGTTGTAGAGGATTGATCTTTGGTGGTTTCATTGCTGTCCATTTCGTTGTTAGTTTGGGGTCGATGATTGTGCCGACTGTTTTACTATTAACTGGGGAATAGATTGCATTACTCTTCTTGTGAATGAATCCCCAGATTGTAGTTACTTGCTTTGTCGTGTAACTATACTTATCTGGGTGCCAGAGATCGACTCTCCAGAAACGTGCATTGTGCTCGCTGATGACATACCTATGATCCTGGGGTGCCTGATGAGGAAGGTCGGATACTTTCGGTTGCTCAGTATTGACTTTTCTCATACAATTTGCGATCCAAATAGTCTAGATACTGATCAGAAGTTAGCAACTCTTCAACACACTGACCATCAAGGAAAGTGTGATAGTTGACGCTGCAATTCGACTCGGATTGAGATGAGTCTTTCGTAGATGAATTGTTGATAGTCATTGCCCTCAAGTAGTGAGATCAGATTGTCAATTTGTTGTAGCGCGAGAATTAACTTTGTCTGCTCATTTGTGAGTTGCATGATACACTAACTCCTTGAGCATTTCTTCTCCATAGACTCTACGAATGAGCGACTTGAGTGAATCTTCATCGTTTGGAATGGTGTTGAGCAGATCCTGAAAGATCGTCTCTTGAAGATCACCAAAGTCACTACCTTCGCAGACTCTTTCTGCATACAATCGTTTGAGTTGTTGTAGATAATCATCCATGAGATCTGACGATTGTTTTGTTGGTAGGTTTGTTGTTAAACATGACTGCGCGGATTTGTACAGTTTGCTTCCGCACCATGTTGGTTTGACGTTGTTCGCGACTCACTTAACTTCTCCTTGCATGGTTTGACCAACCCAGACAAATGCAGATCCTACATTATACCTGAAAGATGGAGAGATTAGACACAAAGCAACAATCAGGAGAGCAAAAAGATTCATGGGATTGGGTATCTTAAAGGTGAGAGATTTGCGAGACATTGTGATCAGAAAGGGTTTGACCAGCGATATGCTTGAGAATCAGAAACATAACCCTCTTTGTTGAGTGCATCCACAAAGTTTGCCCAGTATTCACGCTTTGCAATCGTGTCAGTTTTGAGTGAAGGTTGGACCAGAGTTGCAACCTTCCAGTTGTAACGAAACTGGGAGAGTGCGGACTGTTTGGTGATCGTGCGGGGCATTGTGTGTCCTTTGTTGATGTCTATAGTATGGCACCGATCAGGGGACATTGCAACCCCCTGTGTGCCACTTCCTAGACTGGCACAAGACCGAACCGCTCGATCATAATGTCACGAACATGTTCGCGGTCGAAACTATCACCATCGCACCAACGTGTGCCAGGTGATGTTAAGTACTGTATGGTGGCGTCGATGATCATCTCATCTGTGGCACCCATGTTATAAATGCCACCAGGACCATAGAATGAACGAACGTAGTTGATGAATTGCATAATCAGATCACAGAAACTTCGACACGCTTGAGATTCAATCCACACAGTTGATTGTAGACGCGCTTGCTGATAGTATCGCAAGCATTTTTTAACTTAGATCGCTCGTACCAGATAGTGATACAACCGTCGAAAGTTTCAACCTGAATACGAATGTCTTTCATGATCAGATCAGTATGCAGAAACAGTGGTGTAAAGAGTGTTGGTTGAGTTATACCAGAGATTCACATCACACTGGTATTCTTCACTCAAACTGTAGGCGATGTCGTATGCTTGATCAAGGTCAACAGTTTGATTCTCCCAGGGAGCAGCAGAGCAGCGGATGTCGATTCGAGTCATGTTTGTTTCGTTTGGTATGCAACTAGTATGGCACCCCCTCGGGCATATTGCAAGGGGGGGTTGTGCCACTTTCTCAACTGTCACACAATGGCATAAGTATTCAACCATTGCCCAACATCTGTGCTACGATTACACAAACGCAGCATATCAAAGCGACGCACAGGCACTGCATAGACGTTGCCCGATGTCATTTTGACAATGACAATTCCAGTCAATGGAGACAGAATCACGGCATCAAATGCCTTGCTTTGAGTACAATCAATCTGCACGAATACGGGCAGGTTTTCAATAATCCAGTCGAACATTTGTGGGTCAGTGATGGTGAAAGTAGTAACGAACGAGAATTGAAGCGAAGAAGATTGTCTGTGAAAGAATCACGCAATCTCCTCAAATTGCAGATCCTGAATGAGATCCATTGCAACGGTCAGAGCATCATCAAAGGACCGCACATCCTCAGCGATACACTTAGAACAACCAGGGCGACCCGTGGTAGAGTCAGCAACCTCAAGTTGCACCCAGACGTTAAACACATCGTAGGCATCTCCTGCCATGTAAGTGTTACCATCGTACTTATCCTCTTTGATGAGAATAGGGGCACCACGTTTGGTGCTGTGCTTAATCGTGATGGTAGGATCTTCGATCATCGTGTAGACATCGAAGGTGTCACCTTTCAGAGTGCGATTGACACAAACGAACTCAGCGGAGAGATCGTTACCAGTTTGGAATTGGGTTGCTTTGTTTTTCATGCTCTTAGTATAGGGTGCGCTCAGTTGAACCAGTAGGCGAGGTGTGCCAGTTCCTCTGCCGTCTCCTGCAGGTTGTCAGAGGTCAGACCTGCCAAGATACGCTCGGCATCCTCCCC